TACCACTTTGTAGCTGACTAACTGGTACTGGCATTAACTCGCCTCAAATACCTGTTTGAATTCCATCGAGATATTGTTGTTGTTAAAAGATGTCATCTCTACATCCCACTTTTCACAAACATATTTCTTGTGATTAGTTGTTGTGGGATCAATCCAATCAAAACTTTCTTTACCATTTCTTGCTTGTAAGAAACCAACAATTTTATCTCGATCAGCATCAGTTCGGTTGTTAAAAGAAAGATCCCAATTCTTTCTCCTTGTATTCATGCCCATCGTATTTCTTTGTTGATAGCCATCTCCGAATTGGGTGATACGAAGATCAGGAGATTCATTCACGCTTGCTGCATAACTAGCAGCCGTCACGCAATTCAATGTAGCGTCATCAAAAGTAGCCATAAGAAATTAAGCTAAAAGTCCTCCTGGTCGTTTTTGTTTTACTAATTCTGCCTCAATAGCAGAACCCAACAACCTTCCTAGTCGATCCATTTGTTGTCCATCGCCTTCGACTTTAGTACCTTTCGCATCTACTGACACATTCACAGTAGTAGCACCACCGCCGCCAGCTACTCCAAGTTTTCCATTCTTACCACGTTGGAGGGGGATAATCGCTTCAGGCCCAGCTTCACCCATCAGGCCAACTCCCTTGGCGAATGGGAAGAGTGTAGGTCTGTTGACCACTCCTCCTTTATAGAAAGGAACGATGCCGTTTTTGCCGTAAGCGTTTCCTAATGCGTTTTTCTCGTAATTATGGAATGGATTTGCGAAATTAATAAGATTCTGCTTCCAACCAGCACCACCACCACCACCACCACCCTCAACTCCAACAGGCAATGATCCTGAAACTATTCTCTGAGTAAAACCAGTACGTGTCGTAGCAGTAGCAGTTCCACCTCCACCACTAGAACGATTCATAAAACCACTCAACATATTGAACAACATCTGCTTGTAGATCATTTTGGCAATGTCAGCAACAACAGAAAGAGCAAATTCCCTAAATTTCAGTTTTCCAGTCATTACAAAGTTTGTTAAAGCATTACCCATATTCTCAAACGCATTAATGAAAGTCTGTTGTAAGTGTTCACCACCTTTCCCTAACTCAGCTATATATTCCTTAAGAGTTTCCCATTTATCTGTCTCTGGTTTGTTTGAACTTTCAAACGCCTTAGCTTCAGCTTCCCTTGCCTTTTTAACAAGACCTTCCCTTACCTCAATAGCTGCCTTAAACATCTCAATTTGTGTCTGAAGTCTTGCTCTTACCTTTTCATTTGATTCACCTTTTAATGCTTCTTCTAATTCAGCAACTTTTATCCTTGCCTCATTTAAAGGCATCTTCCCTTTTTCTATTTCATTAACTGTTCTTTGCCATTGCCTTCCAAAATGCCATGCAGCACTACCAACCGCTACTAAAGCAGTAGCACCAAGAATAATTAAATTTTTATTCATAGCAATATTGAAAATTCTTACTTGAGCAGTTGCCATCCCTGTTGCTGAAGCAAAAGCTTTTTGTCCAGCAGCCGCTAAACCTAAACTACTAATAAAGGACTGCAAAGGAACAAGAATAAGGGCTTTGGTTAGAGCCGCCAATGCTTGACCATGCAAAATAGTTGTTGCCGCTATGAATGCGCCAATAGAAGCAATAACTTTATCTAAATTCTCAACAATTCCAACTAAAGCCCCAGAGAAAACTTGTAAAACAGCACCAGTAACCTCTGCAAGTTTTGTCAAAGCAGGAACAAGACTCGTAAGAATTTCAGCACCTATAACCTGCAAATCAGCACCAATAGGTTGCAAAGCTGTACCAACAGCCAACTTGACTTTATTCCACGCTATTTGAGATCTAACACCTGCCTCAACGCTTGCTGATCCAATTGCTTCGGCTACATCTACATATTTATCTCCTAGCTTTAATACAAATTTCCAAAGCTTATCTAAACCAATTGCACCATCTTTTAATCCCTTTTGTAACTCTTGAGTCGTCATATTATTCGCTTCTGCGAATAAAGTAACGGCGGCTGGAAACCGTTCTCCCAACTGGCCTGACAGCTCTTCTGCTGATACTTTTCCTTTTGAGAATATTTGAACCATCGCTGTTACCGCAGCCTTCGTATCTTCTGTCGAACCACCTGTAGCTTTTATCGCTGCACTGATATTTTCAAACGCAACTCCCGCATTGTGAATGTTACCTCCAGCACCAATTACAGCAGCACTTAAACGTGTCATTCCCCGTGCTGCCAGCTCTTGTGGTACGTTAAATCGTTCAGTTACTGAGGCAGCAGTACCTAGAGCGATTGCATAAGCTTCCTTAGAAGCAATTGCATCTCCTTCTATTTTGGTGGCAGCTTCTAATGCAATTTTTGATTTCTCAATCATTGCTGTGTAATTAGCTGATTCAGCACCAAAACCAGCAATAGGCTGAAGAACCTGACTTGCAACTAATCCACCAGTCACGGCTCCTTGAGCCATGTCACCACCTGGCCTTAAGGCTTCAACACCAGCACCTAAAGTTGAACCTAAGAATCCAGCAGGCCCACCAAAGAAACTTGCACCAAGAATCGACTGGGCTGTTCTGCCCATATTCCTGCCACTGAATTTATTATTATTTAATTTCGCTAAAGCTTTATCTGTCGTTGCAATCGCTTTAGTCGCACGTTTAAAAGCAGCACTTGTAGGATCAAGACTATTTCTAACTTCGTCTAACTTTGATCTTTGTTTTCCAAGAGTGTTGATATTAAGTTTGCCTGCTTTTACAGATTCCTCAAGACGTTTTACGAATTGTTTTTGACTTTCAGATGCCCTTTGCATCCATGATTGTTGAGGGCCATATTGATCAGCACCAAAACCAGTATCTTTACCAGCTAAAAAAGCCTCCCTTTCTCTCTTGCTCCCAACCGTCTCACCAGCAGCAGGTAAAAGTTTTTGATTAACTCTTGGATTAACAGCTTCAGCAATCTTCTTTTTTCTTGCATCTAATACATCATTTCCACGTTTAACAGAATCAGCTATTTCCTTTTGCTTCTCAATAATTAAGTCTTTAATTGCAACCCATTCTTTCGATCCTCTTACTAAGTTAGGTAATAAACTTTGTAATTCAGATAGCTCATCTCCTAATCCTATATCTGTCTTAGGTGCTGGTTGTCTTCCTCCTAACTTGAATGGATCTAATGGCTGTAATACACCCTTCCCAAAGCCAAGATCTTTTGACTTCATTATTTGATCAAGCCTAGTCTTTGAAGGATCGAAAGAACCAATACCTCCTGCTGTTCTAGGGATATAATCACGAATCCTCTGTCTACCACCCTGATATGTTTTTCGATCAAAAATACCTAAAGGATTTGCCTTCTCAGATTGTTCCGAGAACATCTTTTTCCAGCTAGGAGATTGAAAATCTGGCCCTAATTGAGTAGCAGCAAAACTTTCAAAAAACCTTTGGATAAAAGGTTGCTGTTGCCAATTCCTTAATTCTTCAATATTGGGTCTAACAGCAAAACGACTAAAAGCTCTGGATGTTTTACCTTTACCTGCACTAATAGAATCCCTTGCCTTCGCTTGTTCCCATTCTTGAGTTTCTTTCTGAAATAGGAAAGACTTAGCTCTATCCCTTTGGATTTTAATATCTTTTTCTCTTATAAATTGTTGTGCCTTTAACTTTGCATTTGCATTATCAGCAACAGTATTTTGAGCTTTCTTAATTTGCGTCCAAGATTGCTCCCTAGCAATAATTTCTTGTAATACGTCCGCATAAGCTTCACTTCTTATATTGCCTGTATCTCTAATCCCTAAAGCTTCTCTTTGAACCGCATTTAATTCAGCACCTACTCTAGTAAGTTGTTCTATATTAATCTTATGCTTGCCTGACCCTTTCTCTCTTAATTCAGCAGCTCTATATGCTGCATTAGATTCTCTTAGTTGTTGCTGAAACTTAGGAGTACCAGAAAAATCTTGAAGTTTATATTCCCCTCTTTTATTAAACGTAGTTTCCGTTAAGAACTTTAATTGGTCAGCAGTAGCAGAACCTGGGCCTCTTGATAATAAAGATTGTAAAGCGACTTGTTGTTTACGAAAATCTTGCTCACCATAAAGACCAAGAATACCTTGACCAAGTACAGAAGAATCACCCCTCTGTGCGGCTCTTCTACCTTTCCCTGAACTCTGAGCTGCTCCAATCTCTTTTTCTAAAGAGATACGATTAGCTAAAGCCTTATTTAATTGTATTATTTCCGAAGTAACTTCTTTATACGCTTTACCTTGAAAATCAATCCTGTCTCTTAATTTATCAAAAGCCGCAATCTGACCTTTAATTCCATTTGTTGTATTTTGAGTTTCTTTACCAAATTGTTTGATTCCAGCAATTAATCCATCAAACGATGTATCAGCAAGTTTTGTCTCCTTACTTATTTGTTTTAATTCTTTTCGTAGAAATTCAAAATCTTTAAGATCTGCACTTAAATCAATCTCTAAAGGTATAACTGTTTTCTTAGCCATTATTTCGACTCCTTCTTACTAAATTCCTTGAGTGCCGCAGTTTCCATAGTTTGAAGTCCTTCCAATACCTCAGTGCGGTCTTTTATATTGTAGAGGTCAAATAGACCTCCAGCTACTAATAATACTTCATATTTTAATCCAACATACCCAGCCATTGAGACAGCCCATTGAGTTTGCATCTTCAAAAACATGATAACTGTTTCCCAATTGCAATCCCAAACCTCAAATTCATCCTTTACTTCTGGACTTTTAGGAATCTCAATACCAAACGCTTTTGCATCGTCTTGAGTCATATCCACTACTTCTTTGCCGCCAGAAGCCCAGTAAATAGCGGCCTCTGTTAGTTTCCCTCCTTACCTGTTGTATAAAACTTCTGAAACGCTTCAACAACACCAGCGACAAAATCAACGTCTTCCGAAAATTCTTTTAACGTGGCTTTGGTGAAGGGGATCTCAGTTCCATCTTCTTCTGAGATGTCACTCCAACCAACAACAATCTTTTCTAAAGCCTTGTCTTCTTCTGCTTCAGTAAAAGCATTTAACTCTTTTTTTGTTAATCGTTTGAATTTGACAGTACATGTATCTGTCTCAAATTCACCAGGATTTGTTTCAGAAGGACGTTTGATTTCAACAGGCCAAGGATAGGCTTTTGACTTTCTACGGATAAATGCCATAAAGAATAAAGATATGCCTTATTACAATAGCCCAAAAAAAGGGGGGTATAAACCCCCCAACACTACAAAGTGAAAATTCAACTACTCAA